CGTAAGGCAGGAGTCGAGTACACCCGGTTGGATTACGACAAGGTGCGCTCGATGGTGGAGGAGTAAGTCCTCCAACCCGCTGTCCGGCGGGACGTTAAACACGCAATCATGGGTTGCCAGATCCCTAGAAACTGGCTGATCCGACTATAGGTCGTGAGCACTTAGGTGCCGTTCGTCGCGTGATAGACGAGGTTGAATTGTGACTGTTTACAACTACCGCAATGAGTATGCTATCTCTAATGCGGCTAGGCTGCTTTCGCAATAACTGGGGGATGAGAATCTCTCTCCCTAACAACCTACCAAAATGGCTTCCGGCGAGTTTGCTGGTGAGCAGCTCGACCCCAAGATCATTCACCTCGAAAGACAATAATTCTCTGTCTGTGTTCCAGGAGAACACACTTGTTAAGACCCAAACGCAGCTCACTTCGTTTGCGGAGTCTACCCCAGAGGGCCTCGCGTCCGTAGGACACTCAGATGCTTTACATGCTATGGGTAATCCTTATCCGGACCCTGACCTTCGCAAGGTTCTGTCGCGCAAGTATCAAATCGCGACTTTTACGTGGGCCGACACGGATTTGGCGACTAATACTGCCTTACTCGATCTCGACATTATGAGCGCTTTGCTCAGCATTCCGAACATTGCTGACAAGCTAACTCAATTCCGCTGGTTACGAGCGGATGTTGATATTGAGGTGAGGCTGAACGCCACTCCGTTCCATATCGGCGCACTTATGGTGAGTTATCTTCCACGCTGCGAAGTCACTGTTGCAGCTGACAGGATGATGACGACGTTGAACTCGACGTTGTCACAGCGCTCGCAGAATCATGGTATGATCATGTCTGCATCGACAAAGAACAATTTGACGATACACATAGATCGTGAGGCCGCTACCGTCTTTGATCCTATTGACGAGGCCGCCATTTATGCGGGTTCTTTGGGAGTCCTCAGCTTTACTGTCCTGAACCCACTGGTGAACGCTGGCGGCGGTTCGTTGAATCCTATCGACGTTTCCGTCTTTGCCTCGTTCTCCGAGCCAAAGGTTTCTGGATATGGCTATTTCCC